CGCCGCCGCCGCCGCCGCCGCCGCCGCCGCCGCCGCCGCCGCCGCCGCCGCCGTCCACCGCGCCGCCGCCGCCGCCGCCGCCGCCGCCGCCTTCAAGTCGCCTTTGCCCTCGAGGGCGGCGATCACGCCGTTGCAGGCGTCGACGACCTTCTGCCAATAGGCCGGCTTGGGATCGGGCTGGACGGTTTCGGCGCTTTCGATGGCCTGCCGGATCGCTCCGATCATGAAGCCGGTTCGGATGCGCTCCCACGTCTCCGGGCTCAGCTTCGCCATATTCTCGGCACGCGCGGCGAAGCCCTTGAACAACCACGGCACGTCCGCCTTGGCGATACCATCGTCGAGCGTCGGCATCATGTTGAATAGCCAGGCCGGGAAAAGATCGGTCGGGCAGTCCTCCGTGCTGCTGATCTGGCCCGGCTTGCCCCATGCCGCGGCGAGGCAGAGATAGTGCTTCCCACCGCCGTTTACGCGATGCCACTCGCCTTGCGTCCAGCGCTCCTCGTCGACGACGGAGCGGAATAGTTCGATCGGAGATAGGTCGGTCATACCAGGGCCTTTCCCAGTTTGATGGCGAGCCAGACGGCTCCAGGGGCAATCACTTGAGCAAAGAGGATCGCCGTCACGGCGAGGCCGAGCGCGGCGGTGACGCTGTTGCGGGCCTCGGCGGCCACCGCGCGAATGATCGCGCTCACAGGCCGAGCCCGAAATGGAGGGCGACGGCGAGAACGATTGCGAGCCGGATGAGGGCGCGGTCGAGATCGTCGCGGCGGCGCCAGCGACGCGCGATGAGGCGGCCGATCATGGCCGGACTTCCGCGCGGCCGCGCTTCCAGACCGAGCCGCCAGCCCCGCTGTTCGGGGCTCCGACGAGCGGTAGAGCGGTGCCGCAGAAGGCGCATTCGGCGCTGACGCGGCCGACATGGAAATGGGATCGCCCGCAGCCGGGGCAGACGTCGGCGCCGCCGCCGCGATAGGCGACATGATAGCCGCGTTGCGCGGGTGCGCCCTGATGGGTGAGAGCGATAGCGCTCATCGCGCGTTCCATTGAGCGGCGGCTGCTTCCTTCGTGGGGGAATCGGGCCGGCATCGGAAATCGCAATCGTGGCAGACGGGGAAGAAGCGATTTCCGCCGCCCGCCGAGATGATCTCGACGCCGCGGCTTCGACAGCATGGGCAAGCCTTCAGGCGGATTTTGGGGTCCGTCATGCCGCTTGCCCCTGCCGTTCCAGACTACGTCTGTGGCGGGCGAGCAGGCCTTCGAGGACTGGGGCGTTGGCCTGGCGGTCGAGCAGGACGTTGAATCGCTGGAGCTTTTTCGCCGGGACGCGAGCCTTGCCGGCCATTTCGCGGTCGAGCTTCGCCAGCTCGGCGACTTCCGCGTCCGTCAGCGGCGTCCCGTCGATCAGATCGGTGAGGGGCACCCGCTTGGTCGCGGACGCGCGGAAGTGATTGCCGATGAAGACGGTGCGCGTGCCGTCGTCATGCACCAGGTTGATGCGGGCGAGGGCGCGGCTGCCGTCCAGATCGATGAGCGCGGCGCTGCCCGCAAGTGGGAATGGAGCGTGGTTGTCGAGCATGGGGCCTCCTGAGGTTCAGGAGGCGGATAATACGTGCCGTAACGCCCGTGTCAATACGTTATGTATTATTGGAGCGTCGTCGCGCTGCTTGCTGGAGGTGGAAAGCTCGCCAAGACTGCGCGGCGCACGACGCCGATCACTCGTGTCTCTTCGTCCGCCGCATGCTCAAGATCGGGCGCGCCTAAGACGATCGGTTTCTGGAATTCAGGCCGATCCGATTCGCTAAGGAGGACATAATGACCATCGATCAGCGCCAGCCTTTTGCAGGTAAGCTCCACCAGGTCGTGCGATTGGCGCTGGACGATCACCAGCTCGCCAGGCTTGGCCTCGATCCTGCCGAACGCGATGCGCCGGCAAATAAGGGTGGCCGCGGTCGGGAGGGTCAGGTTCATGCTCTGGCCCTCCAGATTGACTGCGAACATCTCCTCCCCCTCATCACCGGTCAAAGCGGTAAAGTCGATTTCCTGAGGCTCGTCGGCATCAAGCACCGACGCTTCGCGCCAAATCCCGGCGGCCACAGTTCCGAGCAGCGGGATCTTCCGAACGACGCTGTAGCCGCGAGCGGCCCCGTACTCTGGCGCCTCGATGTGATCCAGGCCTAGCAACCAACCCGGCTGGCGCCTGAAGGCGCGCGCGTAACGAAGGGCTGCATCCACATCGAAGCCGCGAGTTCCGTTCTCGTGGCTGGTAAGCGTGGCCGGGGACCAACCGAACGCTTCGGCCGCGGCGGCGACCGTGCCGTACCCGGCGCCCTGTCGGGCTTCCCGCAGCCGTTCGGCCATAATGTCCTTGCGGCTCGCCATAATGCGCAGCGTAGCAAATTCTGTAATACAGTGGGTATTGACAGGAATAATACGATGCGTATTACGTGACAGCATGTCACATCACCTCCAGCCCATATACAATGTGTGGGGCGGCAACGCCGAAGCGATGGCCGCAGACATCGACGAGCTCGGCGTCACCGTGCGGCAATGGCGCAATCGACGCGACATCCCCTCCCGCGCTTGGCCTAAGATAATCAAGGCAGCGGCCGCTAAGGGCGGCCTCTTGCGGCTGGAGGATTTCCTGCCCCCCGAGGCCAAGAGCGATCTCGCATTGCATGCGGGAAGTTCTGAACCCGAATGGCCGATCCAGTCAGCAAATAACGGCGCCGAAATTATCCGCCCGGATGAGGAGGCCGGCCCCGGCCACCCTTTCTCTGTGACCTGTTCCAGAACGTCGACCCGCCCGCAGGTCGACGCGAGAGCCGATCAATTGGGGTCGAACACCCCAGTCTCTTCGCCTGGAGCGTCAGCCATGCCGCCGGCTGACGCGGCATGAATGGCGACCGCGAAATCGTTCATCCGCCGCAGCTGCAGGGCGGCAAGGCGGCGACGAAGGCGCTGATCCGCGCCTTCGGCGGGCAGGAAGCGGCGGCGGCGGAGACCGGCAAATCGCAGGCCCGACTGAGCACCTATGGCGGGCCGAACACGCCCGACTTCGTGGGTATTGACGTGGTGGTGAGCCTCGAGGGGCGCACCCACGGCACGCCCGGCCATCCGCACGTGACGCGGTGGCTCGCCGCGGAGGCCGGTTACATGCTCGTGGCCAAGCCAGCGGCTCTGCTGGCTACGGCGGATTGGTGTGCTGCGCTCGGCGATGCCGTCGCGGATTTCAACGATGTCCAGGAGCGCCTGCTGCGCGCGCTGCCCGGCGGGGTGTCGGCGGCTGAAATCAGGGCCGCCGACATTCGCGCGCAGATCGCCGAAGCCCAAGAGCGCCTTGCACAACTGGACCAGCTTGCCGCGCGAGCCTTGGAGGAAAGTTGATGGCGCGGGGGGGCGAGGGCGCGGAGATGGAGAGGGTCTGGACCCTGTCGGCGCCCGCGGTCGAGAAGTGGCTGGAGAAAGCCAGATCCGGCGATCAGGTCGTTTATGCGAGGGGCGACCGGCTCCACCCCTCCGACGGGGTTCGGGCGCTCCAGGTGGCCCATGATGAGGGTCGCGTCACATTCAAGCAGGTGAAGCACGCCGAGTTCGATCGTTCTTACATCGCCCAGCGCTGCGCCGACCCTCGCCGACCAGGCCCGGCCCAACGCCTGGCGCGCCCGATACCGAGCGAGGACAATGACGAGATTGCGCTGCTTATGGCGGCGCTCCGGCGGCGCGCCGCACGCTCGGAGCCGATGGGCACCAACCGCGAACTTGGCGAGGATATTGCCGAGCTCGCCGGGATGAGCGCGCCGGTCTTGCCCGACCGCGTCGCCTATCTGCTGCGCAAGCAGATCAGCGCGGGGCGGCTCAGGGTCGAGGCGGCCGCCATCGGCTGCAGGGTGGCGACGATCGTCGCCACCGGCAAGCGGACGGCGTTGGTGTCATGCTGAAGGGCGATCATCTGATCACGGTCCGCGAGGCCGTCGCCGACACGCCGCGGAGCTGCGGCACGCCGCAGCTCGCCGAGCGGACGCTGAAGGGTGAGGGCGACCAGCTGCCAATGATGCAGGCCGCCGTCACAGCGGTCGAGCGCGTGCTGAACGGAATGTTCCGATCAAGGGCGGCTTCATGATGGGCGCCCAGCCTGTGCGCGGGGCCGCGCCGTCGTCTGGCGTCGACTGGATCTACCGCAAGGTTGCCGCGCTGCGCGCCGCTCGTGAGTTCCTCGAGCGGGCCGGCCTGCCGCCGGTCTCCGCCTCTGGCAACCGGGATTTCTACCGCCCTGGCGGGAAATGGAAGCTGCCGGGATGGGTCGGCTGTTTCGACGATGCCGAGCTGCTCGCCTTCGCCGAAGAGCGGGGGTTTCGCCATGCCGACTAACATCGAATGGACGGACGAGACCTGGAACCCGATCACGGGCTGCTCGATCAAATCGCCGGGCTGCCGCGGCTGCTATGCGATGCAGCTGGCGGCGACTCGGCTGAAGCACCATCCGAGCCGCGCCGGCCTGACCCACGAGGTCAACGGCCACCACGTCTGGACCGGCGAGGTCCGGTTCAACGAGCAGTGGCTCGATCAGCCGCTCAAATGGCGGCGGCCGCGCATGATCTTCGTCTGCGCCCATGGCGACCTGTTCCACGAGGACGTGCCCGACGAGTGGATCGATCGGGTGTTCGCGGTGATGGCGCTGGCGCCGCAGCATACGTTCCAGGTGCTGACTAAGCGCAGTGACCGGATGAGGGCCTACTTGGGCGCGGATCGCTTGCCCGTCCGGTGGGCGAATGACGGCGAGATCGCCGCCAGGATCGCATCCACCGCGCTCGACTCGTTCCGCAATGCCGGGCGCATCTATCAGGCAGGGTTTCCCCTCCCCAATGTCTGGCTCGGCGTCTCGGTCGAGGACCAGGTGCGCGCCGACGAGCGGATCCCGGACCTGTTGGCGACGCCGGCGACGGTGCGCTTCCTGAGCTGCGAGCCGTTGCTCGGGCCGATCGCCCTTACCCGCATCCATGAGACTTGGCTGGAGGAAGGCGGCGGACGCACCGATGCCTGGGAGAGCTGTCTCAATGGCAAGAGGTTCGACGAGTGGGGCGATGGCGACATCGAGGGCTGCCCCAAGGTCGATTGGGTCATCTGCGGCGGCGAGAGCGGGCCGCGGGCGCGGCCGATGCATCCGGACTGGGCGCGCTCGCTCCGCGACCAGTGCGCCGCGGCCGGGGTGCCGTTCTTCTTTAAGCAATGGGGGGCATGGGGGCCTGACACTGGCCCCGGCGGCGACGTCGATAGAACCGGCCTTCCGCGCGATCGCATTATGGAAGGGGCGGGCCCCTGCGCGGTCCTCGTCGACCAGTCGTGGCGCCATTTCGCGGACGGGTATGAGCCGCCCATCGAGCTTTGCAGCGGCCATGCCGAGTTCGTCTATCGGCTCGGCAAGTCTCGAAATGGGCGCCTGCTCGACGGCGTGACGCATGATGGGCTGCCGGCATGAGGCCCGCCGCGCGCAGCCTGCTGATCGGGGTGGCCTATATTGCGCTCGGCACCGTGGCGACGTGCGCGCTCGCCTTCGGGCTCAAGGGCATTGCCATGCTGATGGCGCTGGCGGCGGGATCGTGAGGTACGGCTTCGCCATCCTCGCCGATTCTGGCTCCGAGCCACTGGACTATCTCGACTTCGTCAAAGCGAAGGCGGTGCGGGCGCCGGAGCTCGGGCTGCCCGTCGCGATCGGCGACGTTCATCCGCTGCTGCACCGGCATCAGCCGGTCCTGGTGAAATGGCTGGTCGAGGGCGGCCGGCGCGCGCTGTTCGCCAATTTCGGGCTCGGCAAGACGATGATCCAGCTCGAGGCGATGCGCCTCCTCGCCGAACAGATCGAGCGGGGCGAAGCGCGCTGGCCACTGTGCCTGATCGTCATCCCGCTCACCGTGGTCACCGAGTTCAAGACGGACGCGGCCAAGCTCGGCCTGGCCGTACTCTTCGTGCGCACGACGCGCGAGATCCTCGACGCGCAGGCGGCCGGCTTCCGCGGGCTCTACCTGACCAATTACGAATCGGTCCGCGAGGGCAAGATCGACACCTCGATCCTGACAGCGGTGTCGCTCGACGAGGCATCGTGCCTGCGCGGGTTTGGCGGGACCAAGACCTTCCGCGAGTTCATGAAGCTGTTCGACGGCGTCCGGTTCAAGTTCGTCGCCACCGCCACGCCCTCGCCCAACGAATATATCGAGCTGCTCGCCTACGCCGCCTTCCTCGAGGTGATGGACGTCGGCCAGGCCAAGACCCGCTTCTTCAAACGCAACAGCGAGAAGGCCGACGCGCTCACCATCCACCCGCACAAGGAGGCGGAGTTCTGGCTCTGGGTCAATACCTGGGCGGCCTTCATCCAGCGGCCGAGCGATCTCGGCTTCTCCGACGAGGGCTACGACCTGCCCCCGCTCGACGTCCGCTGGCACGAGGTGCCATCGGACCACGTCAAGGCCGGCGAGGAGGCGGACGGCCAGCGCCGCCTGCTCAAGCCCGCCGCGATCGGCCTGGTCGACGCGGCGCGGGAGAAGCGCGACAGCCTGCCCGCCCGGATCGCCAAGCTGATCGAGCTGCGCGGCGAGGATCCCGGGGCGCATCGGCTGCTCTGGCACGACCTCGAGGACGAGCGCCGCGCGATCGAGGCGGCCTGCCCGAACGCGGTCAGCATCTACGGGGCCCAGGACCTCGGCGACCGAGAGCAGGCGATCATCCGCTTCTCGGACGGCGAGATACAGGAGCTGGCGGCCAAGCCGATCCTCGCCGGGTCCGGCTGCAATTTCCAGCGCCACTGCGCCTGGGCGATCTTCCTCGGCATCGGGTTCAAGTTCAACGACTTCATCCAGGCGATCCACCGCATCCAGCGATTCCTGCAGACGAAGCCGGTGCGAATCGACCTGATCTTCACCGAAGCGGAGCGCAGCGTGCGCGCCAGCCTCGAAGGCAAATGGAAGCGGCACGAAGAAATGTGCCGGCGGATGAGCGAGATCATCCGCGAGTATGGGCTTGGCCTCGCCGGCGCCGACGATCAGCTCGGCCGGTCGATCGGCGTCGAGCGGCGCGAGGCGACGTCGGCGGCATCGATCATCGGCAAGCCGGCGTGGCGCGTCATCAACCAGGACACGGTGATCGAGACCGCCCAACTCGCCGAGAACAGCCTCGACCTGATCGTCACGTCGGAGCCCTTCTCTACCCAATATGAATATACGCCGAGCTATAACGACTTCGGCCACACCGACAATGACGCCCATTACTTCGCGCAGATGGATTATCTGCTGCCGGAACTGGTGCGCGCGCTGAAGCCGGGCCGTATGATGTGCTTCCACGTCAAGGATCGCATCCGGCCCGGCGGTCTTGACGGGGTCAGCTTCCAGAGCGTCTCGCCCTTCCATGCCGAATGCATCGCGCATCGGCGCCGGCACGGCCTGTTCTACATGGGAATGATCACGGTCGTGACCGACGTGGTGCGTGAGAACAACGCCACCTATCGGTTAGGCTGGTCGATGCAGTGCGACGACGGCAGTCGAATGAGCGTCGGCATGCCCGAATATGTGCTGCTTTTCCGCAAGCCACCAACCGACACCAGCGATGGCTATGCCGACGAACCGGTGAAGAAGAGCAAGGCCGACTATAGCCGCGCGCGCTGGCAACTCGATGCTCACGCGCTCTGGAAGTCGCGCGGCGACCGGCTGCTCGAGCCGGAGGAGTTGCTCGGGCTGGACACCAAGACGGTCTATCGCATGTTCCGCGGCTTCTCGGCCGAGAGCGTCTACGATTACGATCGGCACGTCGCGATCGCCAAGGCGCTCGACGACGCCAACCAGTTGCCGACGCACTTCATGACGCTACCGCCGGTGTCCCGGCATCCCGACGTCTGGTCGGACGTGACCCGGATGCGCACGCTAAACGGGGTGCAGGTCGCCAAGGGCCGAGAGCGACACCTCTGCCCGCTACAGTTCGATATCGTCGATCGCCTGATCACCCGATTCTCCAACCCCGGCGAGCTGGTCTACGATCCCTTCGGCGGGCTGATGACGGTGCCGTTGCGCGCCGTTCGGCTCGGCCGGCGCGGGGTCGGGGTCGAGCTCAACCCCTCTTACTTCGACGACGGCGTGACGATCCTGCGCGAGGCCGATCAAGCCCGCCAGTCCCTCACCCTGTTCGACCTGCTTGTGGCGGAGGAAGCCGCGGACCCTGGTGACGAGGACGTGCCGGAAGAACTGGAGGCGGCGGAATGAGCTTCACCGGCGATATCGACGCCCTGATCGCGGTCGCGGACCGCGAGGCGGAGCGGCATCGGGGACTGGGAACCCCGTTCGGCGACGGCTACCGGCGCGCGGCTCTGCTCATCGCCGAACAGCAGCGCCCGCTGGCCGAGCGCCTGGGCGATGCGATGCGCCTCGCCGAGGCCGAGCTGGTCGCGCAGGTGCAGGGCGATGGCTCGCCCGATTCCGCCCGGGCCATCCTCAAATCGATACGCGAGGGACAGCGCCCGTGACCCGCCGCTACCGCCAGCCCCGCGAGCTGAAGGGTTGCCTCGTCAAGGGGTGCTTCTCGATAATCGATCCGTGGAAGGTGCTGTGCGATGAGCATTTCCGTGCGTTGCCTTGGGCGACGCGCAACGCGATCCGTGCAGCGCGGGAGGCGCAGGCGCCGCACATTGTCTCGAAGCTGATGAGCGACGGCGCGGCTGCTCTGGCTGCGCGGGCCGGTGATCGGGCCGTCGCCGCGGCCGCGCGGACCGCCCGGATGATGGGGGAGCGGGAATGAGCAGGATTCTCTGCCGAAGGTTAGCACGAAGTCTCAACGCGCAAATGCTCGCCAATCTGTACGCGAACGACGACAAGCCAGGCTGGCGCCAAGACGATCCGCGCGTGCTCGTCAGGCGGCTCGAGGAAGAGGTCGGCGAGTTGCGCCTGGCCGTCATGAAGGCCGCGGCGATCGAAGAGTTCGCCGACCCACGGGGCCGCTGGTCCAAGCAGGGCCCGGACGGGGAGCGGGTGACTTTCCGGCGCGGCGCGGTAACCTCAATCGACCCCGATCTCTTAAGCCAAATCCGCAGCGAGGCCGCTGACGTCGCCAACTTCGCGGCGATGGTGGTCGATCGTTGCGAGTTGCTGGCGGCGGAGCATCAGCACTATGGCTGAGCTTGATCTGTTTGGGCGAGAGACGATGCACCGCTCCGCCCGGTTCGTGGCCAACGGACGGATCGAGCTGCGCCGCCGCTGGGGCGCGGGTCCGATCGCGTGCATGATCGGGTGCAACCCTTCGGATGCCGGCGCAGATCGCGACGATCCGACGAGCCATTGGTGGATCAACTGGTGCCAGGTGTTCGGCTTTGGTGGCTATGTGGGCGTGAATCTATACCCCTTCATCACTTCCTCGCCGCACGAGTGCCGGGAGATCGCCACCTCTGCCTTCGCCGGCGACTGGGGCGCCCGCGATCTCCTGGCATTTGTCAATCTCCCCGCCGTTGTGAAGGCCGCCAAGGAGGCCGACCAGGTCTTCGCCTGCTGGGGCGCGATCGCTTGGGACCAAGACTGGATCGACCATGTCGTTGAGGAAATCCAGACGGGCGAGCCGCCCTATCCTGATCTCTGGTGCTGGGGCTTCACCGCTAGCGGTGCGCCTAAGCATCCGATGGCAAGGGGCGCGCATCGAATCGCGCGAGATCAAAAGCCCTTGCTCTGGAGGGCCGCATGAAGGCGATCTCGCTCTGGCAGCCCTGGGCATCGGCGATGGCGCTTGGCCTCAAGCGGATTGAGACCCGCCATTGGTCGACCAGGTATCGCGGTCTGATCGCGATCCACGCGGCGAAGCGCTGGACCGCGGACGAGCGGGATTTCCACGCGCTCGAGCAAGAGGCGGGGCGGATGCCGGCAGAGCTGCCGCTCGGCGCGATCGTCGCCACTGCGCGCCTGGTCGACGTCAAGCGGACCGAGCAGCTGGTCGACCACATTTCCGACGGCGAGCATTGCTGGGGCAATTACGGTCCGGAGCGGTATGGATGGCTGTTCGAGGAGATCGTGGCGCTGCCGGTCCCGATCCTCTTCAAAGGGGCACAAGGCCTGTTCGACGTGCCCGACGCGGTGTTGCGGGGAGAAGTCTCACCTGAGCCGCCACCGCCCGCGTCACCCGATCCTCCACCGCCGCGCCAAGGGCTGTTGCTATGAGCCGTCGCGCGCCCGACACCATCGAGCCCGGCCAGGCTATCCTCGTCGCCTGGGCGGGCGCTATCGATCACATGATCAAGGTGGTCGAGGCGGCCTTCCGGGAGGGGTTTTCGGCGGCGCAGTTAGGCACGGCCGACTGCGAGACCGCCTGGGAGGCCAGCTTGTCGAAGGTGTCGCGGGACGTCAACTTCCGGATTTCCGCCGCGGCCATGGACGCCGCGCTATGAGCCGGGACGATCCCCGCCGCGCCCACAATCAAGCCTGGCCCTGGACCACTCCTCTGGACGCGGAGCTCGTCCGCAGGGTCAAGGCGGGCGAGCGGCGCAAGACCATCGCGCATGAGATGGGCCGGCCGCTCTGGGCGGTCGGATATCGGATCGACCAGCTGCGGGAGTTGGGCCTCCTTGATTATCGCAACAGGCCGTGGAGCCCGGAGGAGACGACGAGATTGCTCGCCGCCCGCGACGCCGGCGCCCGCTGGACCGATCTTGCCCCGATCTTCAGGCGATCGCGCGCGGCGCTGCGCGAGCATGGCCTGAAGGCGCGGCGCGCCGTGCGCGAGGCCGCTGCCGCCGGCGATCTGGATCAATTCACATTGGAGCTGCGAGCTGCGTAATGGGGCGCCCAGTCGACAATCTCTTCTCCCGTGGCGTACGCATGGTCCACGAGGAGGCGGTGGAGCTGACGCTCCAGTCGCTGCGCGCCTATTGGCCGCACCATGACCATGTCGCCGTCGCCTGGTCTGGCGGCAAGGACAGCACGGCCACCCTCACCCTCCTTATCCACCTGATCGACGTCGGCGAGCTCGCCCAGCCCGAGCGGCTGTATGTCTTCTACGCGGACACACGCCAAGAGTTGCCGCCGCTGCAGGTGGCCGCCGAAGGTATCATGGAGAAGCTGCGCGAGCGGAACTGGATCGAGGTTAGGGTCGTGCGGGCGGCCCTCGACAAGCGATTCATGGTCTACATTCTCGGGCGGGGCGTGCCGCCCCCTAATAACAACACGCTCCGCTGGTGCACCCGGCAGATCAAGGTCGAGCCGATGGCCGCCGCGCTCGAGGAAGCGATCGCGGGGCTTCCCGGCACGGCGCTGATGATCACCGGCGTCCGTGAGGGCGAGAGCGCGGTGCGCGACGGGCGGATCAAGATGTCATGCTCGAAGGACGGGGCCGAGTGCGGCCAGGGTTGGTATCAGCAGGTCTTGCCCGAGGCGAAGGGCATCAGGGGCCGGCTCGCGACGCTGGCGCCGATCCTCCACTGGCGGGTGTGCATCGTCTGGGACTGGCTGCGCTTCTATGCCGCCCAGCCCGAGTTTGGCGGTTGGCCGACCCGGATCCTGGCGGACGCCTATGGCGGCGACGAGGCCGAGGAAATCAACGCGCGGACCGGCTGCATCGGCTGTCCGCTGGCGGCCAGGGACACAGCCCTAGAAACGGTAATCGCCATGCCCGCATGGGCACATCTGGCGCCCCTGATGGAGCTGAAGCCGATCTATCGCTGGATGCGCCTGCCGAAGCAGCGTTTGCGCAAATCGGGCGTCGAGAGGCTCAAGGACGGCTCTATCGCCAAGAACCCGCAGCGGATGGGGCCACTGACCCTGGAGGCGCGGTCGGAGGCGTTGGAGCGGATACTCGACATTCAGCGCCGTGCTGGCGTCGACCTGATCAATGACGAGGAAGAGGCGAGGATCCGCGAGCTGATCGCGGCGCGGACCTTTCCGGACAAGTGGGAAGGTGACGAGCCGCGCGCCGACGCCTGGCTCGATGCGGTCTATGGTGACGGCTCGGTGCAGCCGATCCTCTATCGCGAGTTGGTCGGGTCGTGAGCCTCTCCCCACAATTCCTGGACGATCTGCGGGCGCGCACGACGCTGTCGGCGCTGATCGGCCGGTCGGTAAAGCTGACCAAGGGAGGCCGCGAAGTTAAGGGGCTCTGCCCGTTCCACAGCGAAAAAACGCCCAGCTTCACCGTCAATGACGAGAAGGCCTTCTACCACTGTTTTTCGTGCTCGGCCCATGGCGACGCGATTCGCTGGCTGACCGATCACGAAGGCCTGGCCTTCATGGATGCGGTGCGCCAACTGGCCGACGCGGCCGGAATCGCGGTGCCGGCGCGCTCGCCGGAGGCCGCGAGGCGCGAAGCCGACGTCGCCGGCACGGCCTCCGTGCTGGAGGCCGCGGCAGGATGGTATGCCGAGCGGCTCGCTGGCGAGCCCAAGATGCTGGCGGCGCTGGACGCGCGCGGCGTCGGCCAAGACGCGATCGCGCGGTTCGGGCTGGGCTTCGCGCCGCCCAAGGCCTCTGTGGCGGGTTGCGGGGTCGCGCCGGCGACGTTGGAAGCAGCCGGGCTGCTGATCCCCGACCAGGGGAGCGGATTGTGGCGGGATCGCTTCCGGGGCCGCTTCATGATCCCGATCCACGATGCCCGCGGGCGGCTGGCAGGCTTTGCGGGCCGATTGACGGGTGGAGACGATCGCGCGGCGGCCGCAAGTAAAGCGAATGCACCGCCAAAGTATCTGAACAGCCCTGAAAGTCCTCATTTCGCCAAGGGCGATCTGCTGTTCAACCTGCACCGCGCGGCGCCGGCGGCGCGGTGCGCGCGTCGGCTGATCCTCGTCGAGGGGCAGTTCGACGCGATCGCGATGGACGGCGCCGGGATCGGCGAGGTTGTGGCGCCGCAGGGCACTGCGCTGACCGATCGGCAGCTCGAGCGCACCTGGCGCGTCAACGAATGCCCGATCCTGCTGTTCGACGGTGACGACGCGGGGCGCAAGGCGGCGCTCAGGGCCTGCGAGCGGGCCATGGCGCATGTCGGGCCCGGCAGATCGCTTCGCATCGCGTTGCTTCCCGACGGCGAGGATCCTGACAGCCTGATCCGCGCGGCTGGCTCAGCCGAGGCAGGCAGGGGCGCGATCGAGGGCGTGATCGCGCAGGCGGCGCCGATGGCGCGCTGGTTGTGGGAGACGCTACGCGCCGCTGCCGACGTCGCCGCGCCCGAGGGCAAGGCGGCCTTGTGGTCTCGGCTGGCGGGCCTGGCACGCGCCGTCAAGGATGCGGAGACGCGCGCGCAATATCTTGCCGACTGGCGATCGCGCTTCGACGCCGCCTTTCCCCCGCCACCCCCGGGGTTGACCGAAGAAGAGATGCTTCCGGATGGAAGGGTCGCGGATTTCTCCGATCTTAAGGGGGTGGAGCGGGCGCGGCTGGAGAGCGTGGCCGGGGTGTGGCTGGGCCGCGCGCTGGAGCGGCTGCCCGACAGGCTGGCGCCGCTGTCGACGCGCGCGGCCGCGCAGGCGGCGGGGCGGTGGGCCTGGGAGCTTGGCCGACGCGCAGGCGCTGACTTGGTCGAGGCCGGCGAGTGCGGGGACGCGCTCGACGAGATCGGGGTCACGCGCGGTGGGCTCGACGTCGAGCAGCTCCGCCGCTCCTTCTGGATCGGCTGCAGGCGCGCCGGGTCGATCGTCGAGGCAATGTTGCTCGATATGCGCTGCGCCCTCATTCACCGCACCGACAAGGGCAATAGCGAGCGATGGTTCCAGCGCTTCGGGCAGGATTATCTCTACACCACCGCCAAGGGCTGGCTGGGCTGGGACAAGCGGCGATATCGCCTGCTGAACCAGGAGAAAGACACGACGCCGGCGGACGTGCTGAAAAGCGTCTGTGCGATGATCGAGGCGATCCAGCGCGAGGCGGAGTTCGTGCGCGACAGCGGGTGGCCGGAGGACGAAGAGATCGCGCCGGACCTGCTCGCCGAGCTCGAGCAGGATCCTCGCGCCGCCGGCGGGCTGGATCGGCTCGTGCGCGCCGGCAAGAAGGCGGAGCGGCTGTCGGTAAAGCTGGCGGCCTGGGCGCTCGCCTCCGAAGCGGCGGGGCGGATAAACTGCATCCCCGGCCTGGTGAAGCGCGACGTGACCGTCGAGCTGGGCGAATTCGACACCGATCCGATGCTGCTCAACTGCATGAACGGGACGCTACGCTTCCTGTGCGCCGACGATGACGGCCCGGCGCGGGCCGAGCTCAGGCCGCACGATCGCGCGGACCGGCTCACCAAGATCACCCCCTGCGATTACGATCAGAATGCAGCCGCTCCCCTGTTCCAGGGCGTGGTCAAATGGGCGCAGCCGGACCGGGATCGCCGCCGCTATCTGCGCCAGTGGCTGGGCTACAACCTCACCGGCGACATGGGCGAGCAGATCTTCCACATCTGGTACGGCCCGCTCGCCGCCAACGGCAAGTCGACGATCGGCAATATCTGCCGCGAGGCGGCGGGCGATTATGGCGACATCACCAATGTCGAGACCTTCCTGGACGAGGGGCCGAAGAAGAAGGGCGACGCGGCGACGCCGGATCTCGTCCGCCTGCCCGGCGTTCGCTTCGTTACCGCCAGCGAACCGCCCAAGGGCGCCAAGGTGAACGAGCCGCTGATCAACAGCGTCACCGGCGGCGATCCCATGCTGGCGCGCGACAATTTTCGCAGCTTCTTCCGCTTCAGCCCGATCTTCAAATTCACGCTCTGGTGCAACGATCTTCCCGCCATCCCGCAGGGTACGGCTGGGATATGGCGGCGCGTCAAGGTCATCCCTTGGGAGCAGCATCTGGCGGAGGGCGAGCGCGACGGCGACCTGCCCGTGAAGCTTCGGGCCGAATATGCCGGCGTGCTGGCCTGGATGGTGCGCGGCACGATCGACTGGATGGAGCATGGCTTCGTCGAGCCGGAATCGGTTCAGCTGGCGTCCGCAGACTATAAGCAGGACAGCGACCCGCTCTCCAGCTTCCTCAGGCTGTGCACACAGGCCGACCCGCAAGGGCGCGTCCAATCTTCCCACCTCTACGAGACCTTCTGTGCCTGGGCCAAGGCCGCGGGCGAGACCGAGTGGAAGCAGAAGGGGTTCAGCCAGGCGCTCAAGGCCAAGGGGCTGGCCAGCAAGGCATCGAACGGGATGCACTGGCTCGGGATTACGATGGTGCGCAGCGCCGGCGATTTCATCGACAGTGATGGCAAGGTGATCGGGCTCGATCGTCTCGCCGATCCGGCGGCGGACGTACCTGCCGGCATTGCGCCGCGCCCGCCCCCCGCTGGCGATGACGATTTCATCCCCGGCTTTGATTGAGGAGAGGCTGGGGTCAATCCTTCCAACTGGAAGGGTGGCGGAAGGATCATCGGAAGGGAGAAGGGGCGGATTTCCGCGCCTTTGGAAGGGTTGGAAGGGTTGCTGAGGTGGAAGTGTATGTGTGCGTGGGTGCGCGGGCGCGGATGTGCATGGATCGGATAACCTTCCGATCCTTCCAATCCTTCCATGAGAATGAACAAAAGGAATGGTCTCAATGAATTACGCTAATACCAAAGGCGGAAGGGTCGAGGCTCAAGCTTCCAATGATGGAAGGGTCGGTGATCACGCCACCTTCTGGACCTACGAGAGGGTGGAGGAGCGGCTGATCGAGACGGTGCGCTGCTGGTGGCGTATGCCCGGCGGCGGCCGCTGGCCGTTCGCGAGCGACGGGCCTTGGCATCTGATCCGCAAGGAATGGGAGGACTGGGATGCGCGCGACCCGAAGCCGATGCGGTCGCTCCCGCTCCGCCGCGCGGAGATCGCGGCGATGGACGAGGCCACCGAGTGGATCACATGGGTGCCCGAGGATAAGCGGCGCGTGCTCGTGCTGGCGCTCGGCAAGAAAGCCCAGGGGTTGAGCCAGGTGCCGTGGCGTTCGCTGCTCAGGACGCTCGGCCTGTCCATCGGCGCGGGCGGTCTGGAGTGGCGCTATTCGCAGGCGATCGAGCTGATCGCGAACGTCCTCAATGCCCTGTCCAGTAATTCCTATGCTCCGAAAGGGGTGCGCGTACGCTACCCCAAGGCGGTTCTGGAGATCGTGGCGCGCGTGAAAATGGCGGAAAACTGCGCCGGTAATGCGTCAAGCCCAGTAATCTCGTCGTGATAAAATATTTGCACTTGGTCTCCGGGGCGCCGGGGTGCGATTTCTCGTCACACTGGGCGAACCCGTTTGCCCCTGGGGCTTCCCGAGCGATGGAGACCGGAGACGCGCAGCTTCTGACCGTCCCCCGCCTGCCCGCGAGGGCAGCCCGGGCGCGTCGAGCGCGCTTCCTCGCGGCGAGCCGGCAGGGGTGCCCTTGGGTCCTTCCTGGCCGCCCGCGCTATACGGGGGCCAAAGGCTCGAAAAGCGCGGTTTTGCTGTATTTTTTTCGGGCTTGCTGTTGTTCTTTCGGTTTCGGTTCAATTGGTTACGGCAATGCGGGGTAATCTCGCGGATCTGGCCGCCACTGGGCTGGCGTCGGAGCCGACGCTACGAAAATGGATCGCTGCCGAGCCCGATCAGGCCTGGATCATAAAGCGTGGCTCGAACGGCGACGCTTACGAAATCGAGATCGAGGCGGCCGCGGGCGCCTTCCGCGCTCGGGAGGAAGCGAGGTCCCAAGAGGCTCGCGACCGCGCCGAGCAGATCAAGCAGCTCGGGCTGGACCTGGGCTTGGGCGGCAGCAGCACCGATGGGCCGGTTGGGCTGTCGATCGCCGAGCGCAAGCAGCTGCTCGAGGAAGAACTGGTCGCGATCAAGATCGCGAAGGAGCGCCGCGAGCTGGTGCCCCGTGCGTCAGTCGAAGCCGCATTCGGCGACGTGCTAGTGCGCTTCCGGCAACGCGGAACAACCTTCGCTGCGCGCCTCGCCAAGAAGGTCGATCTGTCGCGGGACCAGATAACCGCGATCGACCGGCTCGCGCTGGCCGACCAGGCCGAGCTCGCGCGCATGATGGAGAATTTAGGCAAGGATCTAGGCGATGGCGGCGGTGAGCACAGCCTCGACGCTGGCGCGGCCGCGCCAGGCGCCATCGATCCCGCCGCCGAGGTGGAGCATCCCGCCGTTCAGGACGGGCGCGGACATTGTCCGCAGCCAAGCGCACCTCTACCGGCCGCAGGAAAAACTGAGCGTAAGCGAGTGGGCCGCGCGACACCGCGAGTTCGACCCTGAGAGCCTGGCCTGGCAGGCCGAAGTCATGGACGCGCTCAGCGATCCGGAAGTGTCGGAAGTCGGACTGCTCGGGCCCAGCCAAGGTGGCAAATCGCAGATCGGCCTAGCCTGGACGGGGTGGATCATCGACACCGATCCGTCGGACATGCTGATCTGTCAGCCCGATCGGGCCATGGCTCAGAATTTCGTGAAGACGCGCCTCGATCCGATGATCGAATCGACCGCGTCGGTGAAGGCGAAGCTGCAGCCGGTCTCGAACGCGAACAATATCGACCTAAAGCTGTTCAGAGGCATGTCGCTGGCCTCAATCTGGCCCGTACCGGCGCAGTTCGCCCAGCGTCCGATCCGCTTCGGGTGGATCGACGATTATGACCAGATCGAGGAGAATATTGGCGCTGTTGGCGGCGAGGGCGGACAAGGCTCGGCGATCTCGCTTCTCGAGGGCAGATTCACCTCGCACGAAGGTCGGGAGAAGAAGTTCGTTTCGTCATCGCCGGCTGACGATAAAGGTGGCAAGACGGAGGCCTTCGTCGCCGGCGGCACGGACGAGCGGATCAACCCGCGGTGCCCGCAATGCGAGGAGCGGTTCGAGCCCGACCTAATCCGCGACCTCCGGTTCGACGAGAAAGGCTCGGCCGACCTGGCGGAGACGACAGCGCATGTGATCTGCCCGGCCAACGGGTGCATCCTCGAGCCGAGCGATCGGCGCAAGCTGCTGGACAGCCTGGTCGCCCTGCCCGCGCGCGGCTTCGTCGCCGCAAACGGCAACGTGTCGAAACGTCGGCGGACGTTCCGCATAGACGGCCTCATGGCGCTGACCAGCTGGCCGAAGTTGGCGCGGCTCTGGCGTGAAGCGCAGATCGAGTGGGAGATCAGGCAGGACGAGAGCCTGCTTCGCACCTTCTGGAACACGAAGGCGGGGAAGAACTACCGGTCGCAGCTGAGTGGCGAGAAGCCACTGAACAGCGAAACGCTCAGGGCCCGGCGGGAGCAGGGTTTCGAGATCGGGACCATCCCCGCCGGGGTCAAAGTCTGGGGCGTCCAGGTCGACGTGCAGCACAACCGGGTCGAGTGCCAAGCCTTCGGGTGGGGCGACGACCTGGAGGGTTGGGTCCTCAAGCGCTGGCCGATCGACGTCCTCGACGACGGGCTGACGACGCTGGCGCCGTTCAGTCACCCAGAGCACAGCGCGGTGCTGCTGCCGTTGTTCAACCTGCGGCTGCCCCTGGCAGACGGGTCTGGCCTTTCGCCGCCCCCGCTTACTGTCCAGCTGGATGTGGGTGGCGGGGGCATCAAGGGCGAGGGCGCGACCGAATTCGCTAAGGCGTTCTGGAATGCGGCGCGGGCGCTAGGCATCCATAAGTCGCGGATTACGCTGACGAAGGGCGGGAGCAGCCGGACTGGCGACCTGATGCCGCGGGCGAAGTTCGCCGACCAGAAGCGTCAAGGCGGGCCGAAGCGATCATCCGCTGAGCTCTGGCTGCCGAACGTTCACAGGTTGAAGCACATCATCGACGCGAGGTTGAGGCGCATGGATCCGGGCGCCGGTTTCATTCACCTGCCTGGCGGCAAGGTCGGTGGCGGCCAGCTCAAGCCGGGCCAGGACGAGCATGCCACGGGCCGGCTTCTCGACCAGTATATTGACGAGTTGACGGCCGAAGAATTGAAGAAGGGGCGCTGGGTCCCGGTTCGGCCGCGAAATGAGACCTTCGACCTGGTCGTTGCCGCCTATGCCTCGATCCTTCGACCGCCATTCGCGCAGTCGCGTACGCACATGCGCTGGGTGCCCAGAGACTACCGAGTGCCGGATCAGAAGCGGGAGGCCCCAGCACGGCCGCCGCCGTCAAAAACCCGGGCCGTCAGCCAGGCTGCTGCGAGCCGGTCGCCTGAGGCCACGACTGCCCCAGAAATCGAACAGACGCCTGCGCCTCGAGCGCGGGCGACTAGGAAAAGCTGGGTCAAGCCGCGGCGCGGCCACTGGCTCGACAGGAGACGTTAATGGCCTGGGAGCAAGCCGACCTCGACAAAGTCGACGCCGCGATCGCGAGCGGCATTCGGAGCGTCACATTCGCTGATGGCCGGAGGACCGAGTATCAAAACCTCGACCAGATGCTGGCGGCTCGCCGCGTGATCGTTGCGCAACTGACGATGGCCGAGCAAACGCAGAGCGGTGTCGTTCGGCGACGCTTCGGCGCGTTTCGAAACGGCCTTTGACGTGGGTCGCACCTTACTGGACCGCGCGATCGCAACGATTGCGCCACGGATGGCTCTGGAGCGCGAACGTGCGCGCCTGCGGCTTTCGATGGTCGAGCGCACCAGGGCGGAATTCGACGGCGCTACTCAGGGGCGGCGGTCGCTTGGCTGGCGCAAGACGCTGCGGAGCGCAAACGGCGAGCTGACCCCGCTGGTCATGTCGGCCCTCCGGGGAGTGTCACGCGACCTGGTGCGGAACAATCCATATGCGGCCCGAGGCAAGCAGGCTTGGGCCGAGCATCTGGTTGGCACGGGCATCACCTTTCAGATCTATCGCGATGGTAAGATCGACCAGAAGCTGACCGATCTGGCGCGCCGGCACTTCGATTCCACGGCATGCGACGCGGAAGGGCGACACGATCTCTACGGCCTCCAGCTCCAGGCCGCCGGGACGATTGTTGAAAGCGGTTCGATCCTAGCTCGCCGCCGTTGGCGGCGCGCAACCGACAATCTGCCGGTCCCCTTTCAGATGCAGCTGCTCGAGCCGGATTATCTGGACATGAGTAAGGATGGGCCGCTGACCGTGGGCCACCTGGTGAACGGCATCGAATTCGACGGGCTCGGCCGTCGGAAGCAATACTGGATGCGGTCCGGCCACCCCGGGGAGCGCCGGCTCTTCACGTTCGAATCTAAGGCGGTGCCGGCGGAGGATGTGATCCACTGCTATCGCGCCGATCGCCCCGAGCAGCAGCACGGGGTTCCATGGTTCGCACCGGTCATCCTGCGCATGCGCGACTTTGCCGACTTCGAAGACGCAAGGCTGATGCGCGAGAAGATCGCCTCATGTTTCACGGTTTTTACCACGGACGCGGAAGGTGACATTACCGACCCGTCGCTGACGCCGACCAGTCCCGAGGGCGGCGACGGGGAAATGATCGAGGCGCTTGAGCCCGGGATCATCGAGCATCTGCCGCCAGGCCGGGACGTTAAATTCGCCACGCCGCCATCCGTGGACGGTTATATGGACTTCTCGCGGGTCAGCCTGCGCGCGGTCGGCGCCGGCCTACTGGGGTTGCCGTATGAAATCCTGACCGGTGACCTGTCTGACGTGAGCTTTATCTCGGGGCGTCTCGGCCGGCTGTCATTCAATCGGTCGATCTCCACGCTCCAGTGGCTGACCTTCATACCGCAATTCTGTGCGGGCGCGGGCCGTTGGTTCTTCGATGCTGCCGAGATGGCGGGCGTCGACACCAAGGGCGCCTACTTTGAATGGACGCCGCCGCGCATAGAGATGACCGACCCGGCGAGCGAGGTCCCGGCGATCCGTGACGCGATTAGGTCCGGCCAGATGAATTTGAGTGAGGCGATCCGCGAACGCGGAATCGATCCCGACCGGCACTTTGCCGAGCGCCAAGCGGACAACGACGCTCTCGATAGGTTGGGGATCATCCTCGACAGCGATCCGCGCAAAGTGACGGCCGTCGGCAATGCGGTCCAGCCTTCACCGATCCGTGAGGGTAAATAAGGAAATCCAGATGACAGAAATCCTGATTTACGGGATCGTCGGCGACAGCTGGGACGGTCTCGACGCGAAGACGCTCGTGCCGATGATCTCGGAGGGCGACGACGACCTGGTGATCCGGATCAACAGCCCAGGCGGCTACGTCATGGAAGGCCTGACGATCTACAACGCCCTGATCCGCGAACAGGGTAAGGGCCGGAAGGTCGACGTCTCGATCGACGGTCTGTGCGCGTCGATGGCCTCGGTCATCGCGATGGCCGGCCAAACGATCAGCATGGCCGACAACGCCCTGATGATGATCCACAACCCGTGGGATTGCGCCTGCGGAGACGCCGCCGAGCTGCGGCGGAAGGCGGACAAGCTCGACATCATCCGCGACCAGCTCGTGGGCATCTATTCCGGGCAAACCGGGCTCAGCACCGAAGAGCTGATCCCGATGCTCGACGCCGAGACCTGGATGACCGCCGAAGAGGCGTTCGACCAAGGCTTCATCACCGAGATCGCCGCGGCCCTTCAGGTAGCCGCGGCGATCAACGTCCACGCATTCGGGTTCCGCAAGGCCCCCGATAGCCCGCTCATCACCACCATGGCGATGAGCCTGAAAAGGGCGGCCGTGCCCGCGCCTCAACCGAAGGAAACCATCATGGACCTCTACAAGACCCGCGCGGCGCTGGTTGCCGCAATCTCCAAGTTTCAGAAGGACGGCGGCACGCAGGCCGAGATTGACAAGATCGCCGCCTCTGCCGTGGCCCTCGAGGCGCACGACGTCCTGCCGAAGACCGGAGCTCTCGCCCCTGCGCTGGAGCTGGTCACCGCGACCGTCATCGAGCCGGTGGCCGCCCTGACCTCGGCCGACGTGCAAGCGGCTGTCACCGCCGAGCGCACTCGCGTCGCGGAGATCCGCGCGCTCGGCCAGAAGCACGGCCTCGACGACACCTTCATCGGCCCCCTGGTCAATTCTGAGACCACGCTCGCGACCGCCCGCGAGAAGATCCTCGAGAGGCTCGCCACGCAGTCCGATAGCGCGCAGATCGGCCATAACGGGCCGATGCGGGTCACCCAGGACGTTCGCGACAAGTTTCGCGAGGGCGCGACGAACTGGATCCTCGTCAAGGCGGGAGTCGCCCGCATGGTCGAGCAGGCGGCCGCGCTGCGCGGCGAGACCCTGAAGATCGACCCCGGCGAGTTCCGCGGCGTTCGCAACTCCGACCTGGCTCGCGAAGCCCTGCAGATCGCGGGCATTCGGGCGAACCATCGCGATCCCGACATGATCGTCCGCGAGGCGATGACGACCCGCTCGGCCATCACGCAGACGACGAGCGATTTCCCGGTGCTTTTCGAGGATGCGATGCACAAGACGCTTCAGGCGGCTTATGCGGTCACCCCGGACACCTGGACGAAATTCGCCGGGACGGGCACGGTCACCGACTTCCGCGATCACCATCGCTATCTGCGGGGCAGCTTCGGCGCGCTCGACAGCGTCAACGAGGCCGGCGAGTTCAAGAACAAGCCGATCCCGGACCTGGCGAAGGAGAAGATCCGGGCCACGACCAAGGGCAACATCATCAACCTGTCCCGGCAGGCCATCGTCAACGACGACATGGAGGCCTTTTCCGGCCTCGCGGTCGACCTTGGCCGTGCGGCCAAGCTGACGATCGAGATCGATGTCTATGCCTTGCTCAACTCCAACCCGGCCATGAACGACGGCGTCGCGCTGTTCCACGCCAGCCACGGCAACCTGGCCGGCTCGGGCGTCGCGCCGACCGTCGCGGCGTTCGACGCGATTCGGGTGGCGATGGCTTCGCAGAAGGATTTGAGCGGCAACGAATATCTCGAAATCCGTCCTGCGATCGGGCTCTTCCCGCTCGGCCTGGGCGGCGTCGCCAAGATCCTCAACGGCAGCCAATATGATCCCGATGCGGTCAACAAGCTGCAGCGGCCGAACATCGTCAACGGCCTCTTCTCCGAGATCGTCGACACGCCACGACTGACCGGCACGGCCTATTACGCCTTCGCCGATCCCAATGTGGCGCCGGCGATCGAGGTCGTGTTCCTGAACGGTGTCACCGAGCCGTTCACGGACAGCGAAGAAGGCTGGCGGGTCGACGGCGTCGAATGGAAGGTGCGGCACGACTATGGCGTCGGCGCCGTCAACTTCCGCTCGGCGTACAAGCAGCCCGGCGCCTAATCGCGACACCACCTTCAACAGCCAGTGAATTCGGAAGGGCGGCTTCGAGCCGCTCTTTCCGTTTCGGGAGACATAAGATGAGCAAGTTCATCAAGCTTTGGACCTCAGCGATCGTCAACGGGCGCCTTCGTCATCCGTCGGAAGGCGTCCTTCACCTCGAGGACGACGAGGCAGACCGCCTGATCGAAAACGCCGCCGGCGAGGATGTGACCGGGGACTTCTCGACCCAGCAGCGCAAGGAGGCGCCGGTCGAAAGCGTCACCGTCCAGACCGGCCAGGCCTCGCCGCTTGCGGCCTTCGACCCGAGTGCCGAGAATGCTCGGATCATTGCAGAGCGCCAAGCCGCCGCGGCGCCCGATCCGCTCGACCATGACGGAGACGGCCGCAAGGGCGGCTCCAAGCCCGGTGGCGCCAAACCGAAAGACTGAGCGCATTTCAACCCCACGCGGCTGAGGCCGCAAATGAGGACAGCACGATGGCCAAGAATTTCGTTCAGCCGGGGGAAACGCTCCCCCTCACCGCTCCCTATGACGTCGTGTCGGGCGGGGGCATGCTGGTCGGGGCGCTCTTCGCGGTCGCCCTGAACACGGCACTCAGCGGCGCCGCGGTGGAGGGCCGCACGGTCGGGGTCTTCGACCTCGCGAAGACCGCCAGCAACACCTTCACTCAGGGCGCCAAGGTCTATTGGGACAACACTGCCAAGACCGTCACGAGCACTTCCAGCGGCAATACGCTGATCGGCGTCGCAACGCAGGCTGCCGCCGGCGCGGATGCCACGGCGCGGGTGCGGCTCGGCATCGTCGCTTGAAGCTGAGGCTCCGCGCTGCGGAGCCAAAGGAAGGGGCGGCGTCTCCCCCTGCGCCGCCCCTTTTCGGTCCTCCCGCAAGGAAACTTTTCCATGAAGAAGATCATCCTCAACGGACCCGCGAGCGACAGCGTGGGCAATTTCGTGGACGCGGGCGGCGAGCTCAGCGTCAGCGGGCGTCATCAGGCCGGCCATATCGACGAGGGGAGCGCGAAGGCGTTGATCGCGAGCGGTGGCGCCGAAGTGGTGCGCGTGCAGGCGTCGCCCAAGCCGAAAGCAAAGCCAATAAGCGGTGCCGGGAAAGAGCAGGCCAAATCGCCCTCGAGCCCCGCGCCTTCGCCGACACCGCCGAAGGCCGCCGACGCCTGATGCGCGATCACGAAGCGGCGGCCTTGGCCGACATCCGCGCCGCCTATGAGGAGCCGGTGATCTACACCGGCGCCGGCCTCGTCGGCGCGACCATCGCGGCCATTCCCTCGGATAGCGCCGCTTTGCCGTTCCAGGGCCCGGGCTCCACGGCGCGCGAGGTCAGCTTCGAGATCGGGCAAGCCTCGCTGCCGGAGGAGCCGCGGAACGGCAATCTGATCCAGCATGGCGGCAAAAACTGGTCAGTGATCGACATCACGCAGCGCGATGACATCGCGGCCTGGGTGCTGGTTGTCGAGGAGGCGCAGCCATGACCGCGCCGCTCACGACCATCTTTGCCGCGGTCGATGCCCGGCTTGAGGCGATCGAAGGGGTCGAGAGCTACCAACGCATGCCCTCCGGCGATCCGGACCGCTTCCCGGCGATCGAGGCTTACGACAACGGCGACGAGCCGGTGCCAGAGCCCGATGTCGGCTCCACGAGGCTCGGCTTGATGCTGACGGTCGCAGGCTACGTCGAGACCGGCGGCGCCCTCGCGCACGATGCGTTGATCGCGCTGCACGCGGACGCCGTGAAGGCGCTGTGCGGCGACCAAGGCTCCGATCTCGGCCTGCCCGGGCTGGTCGAATTGATCGAGATCACCGGACGTCGGCGTGTCGACATTGCGGAGCTCGCGAAGAAGCGCCGGCTCGGCTTCGAGCAGGACTTCCTGATCCAATATTCCACCGTGCGGGGCGACCCGTCGCAACCTGCCTAAAGGAGGCAATCCATGGCCGATCCCGTAATTCGCCCGGACAACGGGCTGCTGCTCTTTGCGATTCAGACCGCCGAGGGCTCTCCCGTCACCCTGGACCCGACGCTTCACGCGGTCGGGATTGTCGCCGACAGCTTCACCTATGGAGCGCCGTTCGGCACCGAGGCCAGCAACGAGGCCAATGGCAGCTTCGTCGCGTCCGCGCCGATGGTGATCGGGCAGGAGGTCAAGATCGGCTTCAAGATGCGCATCAAGGGCGCGGGCGCGGGCGTGACCTATACCTCCGTGATCAAGCCGCCGATGCATGCCCCGCTCGCCGCCTGCGGCTGGCGCGGCTTCTTCCAGGCGGCGATCGCGGCCGCCGCGCTGACCGCGGGCACCACGACCTCGGGCACGCTGGGGACCGGCTATACCGGCACCGCCCAGCTTTACCGCGGCATGCCGCTGATCCTCTCCGTCGGCCCCGGCGCGGGTCATATCCCGTTCGTCACCGACTATACCGTCGGCAAGCTGGCCACGCTCAGCGATCTGCTGGCGACCCTGACCACGGCCACGCTGGCCGCCATCCCGGCGCACTGGACCTATGCCGGCACCACCCCGATCGACGCCGCGAGCCGCCTCACCGACCATCCTTGCGCGACCATCGGCTGGTACGAGGACGGCAATTTCCACCAGTGGCAGGACGTGCGCGGGATCGTCGACTTCGAGGGCAAGAGCGCCCGCCCCGGCGAGGCGACGTTCAGCATGACCGGCACCTATCTGGGCGCAACCGTCGCCACCATGCCGCTGAATGCGGTGATCGCCAGCCACAGCGCGCCCCTGCTCGTTCAGGGCGCAGCGACGCCGCCCGCGGCGATCATCAACCGGCTTCGGCTGCCTATTTCGAGCTGGGCGCTCCGCAACGGCGGCAACATGGAATCGGTGGACGATCCGAACACGATGTACGGCTTCGGCCCGGGCCAGATCACGGGGCGCGTCCCCGTCTTCGAGGCCGATCCCCTGCGCACGCTGGTCACCACGCGCGACGTGATGACGGAGATCGGCGCCGCCTCGAACTATCCGATCGCGCTGCGGGCGGGCGCGAGCGCCGGCAATCGTTGGGGCCTGGCCCTGCCGCTCGCTCAGCCGGTTCAGGCCGATCCGGCGATGCGCGGCAAGCTGCGCTCGGATCAGACGAAGTGGCAGGCGCTCTCGCCGGGCCGCGATGCCCAGAACCGCGACAGCGACGCGTTCCTGAGCTTCTTCTGATCGGCCGCTCGATCAGCCTTCCACGGCGGGGCCGGGGCAACGCTCCGGCCCTCGCCCATCAACCAATGGGGCGATTATGATCTATCTCAAGACGACGCCAAAGCCGTTCACCCCGCCCTGGTATAAAGCGGGCGTGGGGCCGGTGTTCATGATCCGCGCCGGCGACGTCGCGGAGCGCGAGATGTTCGAAGCCGAACTGACGGGCGAGCATGATGCGGGGCGCGTCCTCGAATATGAGGTCAACGGCGCGTTCGAGGCCGGCGTCGCCTTCCTGCTCGCGGATGCGCCGGGCCAATTGGCCGAGCTGCAGGCCATGCTCGCCGCCGAAAAGGAGGTAGAGGCGCACAACGCCGATCTCCCCCGACGCTCGTTCGACGTTGCGGAAGCCGAGCGGCAGGCGTTCCTCGAAAAGGAGACGCGGCGCCTGCCAGACAATCAGCGACAGGATTTGGAAGAGATTCGTCGCCTCGTCGCAAAATACTGGCCCGATTATCGCGCGCTGATGGCCCAGCAGGCCCGGCGCATCGCGATGCTGCCGCTCGAAGCCTTCCGCCGCTTCTGCGTCGGCTGGGAAGGATTGAAGCAGCCCTTCCAGGCGGGCCCTGACGGCCTGGTCACCCTCGAGGCGGCCGGAGGCGTAGCTCAGAACGACATGAAGTCGGCCGGCCTTCATGCCTATCGGCTGCTCTACGGGGCGGTGACGGAGGAGGGGCGAAAAAACTCCTCTGCGCCCGCGAAGTCCGGCTCCGCCCACAAGACTTCGCCTTCGGGCGCCGGATCGACGAAAAAGGGTGGGAGGTCGCGGGCGCGCGCTGGGTCGAGAACCCCCGCCTGACGGTCCCAGCCTGGGCGTTTGCCGTGGTCGACCTGTGGTTCACCTGCCGGCGCAATATGGGGATGATGGGGAGCTTCACAGCCCTTCCCTGTTCCGGCGGCGTCGGCGAGCAGCCGGCCGCTCTGATGGACGCCTTCGCGCTGCTGGACAGCGACATTGGCAAGGAGGCTGAGTGATGCGCTCGGCGATCGAATTCAGCGTTGATCGCAGTCAGCTAGAGCGTGAGCTCCGGCGCATCGAAACCGCCTATCTGAAGGCAGAGCGTCATGCGGTCGCGGAGACGACGCGGGAGGCTGAGAAGGCGCTGGAGGGGGCGACCGCCGCGGCCGGGCTGGGTCGACTCGGCCGGGCCTGGACGAGCAAGGTATATCCGATCGGCGGGCTCGCAAGAGAGCCGGTGGGCTACATCTTTCCGAAAGGCGGGCGGCGAACCGAGGGCGCGATGCGGTCCTTTTCCCGGGGTGCCCGCATCCGCGCACTGGACGGTGGGCCCGTCGCCATCCCCTTGCCCGCTGCTGGCGGACGAGGGCGCGGCGGGGGGCTTACGCCGGAGGACTGGGAGCGCAAGACCGGGCAGAAGCTGAGACCAGTTTACCGGCGGGGCAAGGCGCCCTTGCTGGTCGCCGATGGCAGGGTAAATATGAGGAGCGGGCGCTTCAGGAAGAACACCCAGCGCGACGCTCGACGGATCGGCCCGGGCTACGGCGCCACGGTCCCGATCTTCGTGCTGATGCCTCAAGTGAACCTCAGCGCGCGGTTCTCGATCGAGGGGACGCTGGCGCCGTTCCCGGGTCGTCTCGCCGCAGCATTCGTGCGATTGGTGAATGCGATAAGTTGAAAAGGTTTGCTCACCCGAGGCAAAGCGATATGATTGGTCCATGCTAAAAAAGGTCGTCCTCTGCCTGGCCTTGGCCACCACCTCGACTACAACCGCTTACTCTCAGCCCAAGGACGTTGTGGCGCAGGGTAATCCAGCGGGAGAGGTCTTAAATAATGTCGAGGTCATTGACGACCCATTTAGCGTCAGCGCCCTATATCAACTCACAATCGTAGACCAGCGGGCAGCTGACGACGGCGAGCGACTGAGAGCTTGGATTATAGTTTCCGTAGACCGTCAAACCGGCACTCGCATTTGGGCCCTCAGCGGATTCATTTTCTATCGCGGTGACTGGAGGTTTTACAATTCAGCCCGACTGTTAGGTGGTCGAACGCTAGATTTAACCCCTGGCTCGCGGGACGTAGTGACCTGCAGATCGGAACCCTGTCTTTTGAGTGAGGGCTTCACAGCCTTTCTAGACGACAGTGCTATTTCGGAGGCGAGACGTAGCGGGCTGCTCGCCGTCCAAATTGGGGGGCAGAGGGGCGGCAGGTTCGAACTGAGAATCACGCAGGCTGATCTTCGGGCTTTGGAGGCCTCTATAGCGGCTCACCCTCCAGCGCGGCAGTGAAGGCAGTGAAATTCAAGCTCATGCGCAGTGCAGAGCCAAAGGCAAGCGTCGCATCATAGGCCTTCTGGGCGTCTGACATTTACGTTCTCCGAATCATGGCGGGACAACATCCCTCGCCAGAGATTGGGAGTCGATAGGCATTTACGGGCCGTCCTTCGGGGCGGCCTTTTTCAATTGAGGGAGGCGTCCATGGATATTATCGCGCGCCTCCGCCTCAACGGCGAGGGCTTCAGCAGCGACTTCCGCGGCCGCTTTGCGGAAATGGAGAGCGCGGCGAGCGCTTCCGCTCGGCGGATGACGGGCATCCTCAAGGGCGTCACTTCGCCGCCTCTTTCGGCCGCGAGCTCGGCCTCCGCCTTCACGACCGGCCAAGCCGCCGCCGATCGCATGTTGGCCTCCGTCGATCATGTCTTCGCTGCCCAGCTCCGCTACAATCAGCAAATCGCCAAGGCGAACGAGCTTCATGCGACCGGCATGCTCTCGACCGCCAATTATGCCCGAGTCCAGGCCGGCCTGAAGGCCGATCTCGACCAGGCGTCGTTGGCTCAGCAACGCATGGCGGGCAGCGCCGGCATGGCTCGCGCCGGCTATCAGCAGCTCAGCTTCCAGATCGGCGACGTAACCCAGCAGCTTGCCTTGGGCGTAAATCCGGCGGTCGTTTTCGGCCAGCAGATGGGCCAGATCGCACAGGCGCTGAGCCTGATCGAGGGCGGCAAGGCGAGCGGAGCGGGCGACGCGGTTTCCTCGCTCAAGGAGGACTTCGACGGGGCTGCCGGGGCGATCGAGCAGGCGCAGGGTGCGACCGAACAACTCACCGAGGTGCTCGGTGCCGGCGCGGCGGCGACGGAAGGGAATAGCGCCGCCACAGGTGCCAATGCCGCCGCTCAGCGCGGCCGGACGGGCGCTACTGCCGGCAGTAGCGTCGCCACGGGTGCGAATTCAGCAGCCACTGCCTCCAACACCGCCGCCACCGAAGCCAATGCCGTAGCCACGACCGGCCTGGCCGCTGCGAAATCGCGGCTGGTGGGCTTCCTGGCTGGCCCATGGGGGGCCGCGCTGATCGGTGCGGTCACCGTGCTGGGGCTGTTTGGAAGCAAGATTTTCGACACCGACACCGAGCTGGAGAAGTTGACGGCCGACTTGGATGAGAATGCGCGAAAGACCACGCTGAACCGGGAAGCGCAGGAGGCCCATTCTCACACCATGGTCGGGGTCATCGACCGGATCAGGGAGCAGACGGAAGCGCTGCAGGAGCAGAATCGCACCCTTGAGGAAAATAGCACGCTCCGTGCGGAACAGGCCGGCGATCTCCTCAACGAGGCCCTCGCATCCCGCGACTGGCTGAGGGGGGCCGCCGAGAGCTTCGGAGGCAACAGGGCTTTGAACCGGGCGATGGTCCAGGCGTTCGCGGACCCGATCGTCGCCCGGGCCGAGGCGGGGGTTAATGAGGCCGCTATCGCCGGGGTGCGTGGGGAGGCGGAAGCGCTGGGAGACGCGGTCGCGGGCATCAATCGACAATTCGACCAAGAGGTCCGCTCTGCCGAGCGGGCCGCCGTCGCGATTGGGCAAGTAACGGCCGCAACGGCCCGCGAGATCGCTGCCATCAACGTTCGTCGTCAGGTGGCCATTGAGGCCGAGCGAGAGCGCCAGCGCATCGCCGAGGCCGAGAACCGCGACTATTCTCGCGTGCCGTTCGCGGAGGTGCGGGCGCGCATCATCGCCAATGAGGCGCCGCTCAGGGTCGGCGGCTACAACGCGCTCGCCTATAATACGAGCCCGACGCAAAACGCGGCCGGCGTCCATGCGCCGGGCTTGCTGACATCGATGACGATGGGTCAGCTTTACGACTTCCAACTCAACGTCATGCGCCCGCTCACCCGCGGCCGGCGGGGCCCGCGGGACGTGGGGTCGACCGGCGCCGGCGCCTATATGTTCGAGAGCGGAACTCTGCGGGAGAACGCAGCCCTCACCTTCGGTGAGGACTGGAGAAGCCAGCTATTTTCGGTCGCCAACCAGGACCGCGTAGCCGAGACGCTGTACAACAGGGTTCGCGGCAATCGGACCCAGTTGCGCAACACCTGGGCCGCATTCCAGCCTGGCCACACCGGTCGCGACGCCGACGACGCGGCGGCCGCGGCGGCCGCTGCGGCGCAAGCCAATGCGCTCGCGCGCGAGGAGCAGGCTCGCGCCCGGATCCTCGCCCAAGCCCATGCGTCGACCGTACAGGCGGTTGAGCAGGCTCGGCTCGGCGACATGCGCGCTCGCGGCCTCGACAGCGAAGCTGCTCTCGAAGAGCAGCTCAACGCGAAGCGCGCCGAGGCTGCGGAGCGCATTGCCGGACTCCGCGAAGCGGCGGCCGAGCGCGGCGCCGGCGCGCAAGAGCAAGACGCGATCGTCGCGGCGCAGCAGCAAATTACGCCCGGTCTGCAAGAGCAACTCGACCTGCTGGACCGGCAGTCGGCCATCTTCAACCAACTGCTCTTCGCCAATCGCGATCGCGAGCACCTCACTACGGAGCAGGTCCAGGCTGAGGAGGAGGCCGCCGCAGCGCTCCAGCAGACGCGCGAACGGGCTCAGGGGCTTGCTGTCACCGTCGCGGACACGCTTGCCCTCCAGGAGAGGCAATTGCGCGTCCAGGACCGGCAGAACGCAGTGGTCGGTCGCGCTGGTGAGTTGCGCCAAAAGCAGAACCAGGCTGCCCGGATGGCGCTGGAAGAGCAGGAGCAAGAACTCGAGCAAATGAAGGAGGACATGCGCCAGCGCGAGGAGGGGCAATATCGCGAGCTGGCGGCGCTCTGGGGCGACCTGATGCGCGGCAATGTCGACAGCATCTGGGATCGCTTCAAAGAGGCCGGGATCGACGCCATCGCCGAGATCGCCGCTCAGTGGACACTGGCGATGATGACCGGGCAGAAATTCGACCTGGGCGGCACCATGGCCGGGATGGGTCAGAGCGGCGGCTTTGGGCCCTTGGGCAGCCTGCTTGGGGTGTTCGGCAAGGGGTCCGGGGGCGCCGGTAGCGGGGAAGGTTTGTGGGGATCGCTGGGCGCAGGCGGAGGCGGCGAGGCCGGCGGCGGAGGCGCCGGCGGCGTTGCACCGTACGCGGTCGCGGCGATCGCGGTTTTCTCGATCCTGAAGGGTTTGGGCGTCTTTTCCTCAACCAAACGCGGCAGTGCAACGCTCGGCTATTCCGGCGGTGAGCTCAGTACCGCCGCGACGCGCGGCAACAGTAGCTCGTATATCGCCGCTTCTTCGAGCGCGATGGACAGCGTCGGCAGCAGCCTCGAGCGGATCGCCGAGATGCTCGGCGGCGACGTTACCGGTGCCGGCTCGGTCTCGCTCGGCCAGCGCGACGGCAAATGGCGCGGCGACCCGTCGGGGCAGGGCATCACCAAGACCAAGAAGGGCGCGATCGACTTCGGAGAGGATCAGGAGGCGGCGATCCGCTGGGCGATCAGCGAGGCGCTGCGCGACGGCGTGATCAGCGGCATTTCGGACGCGGCCAAGCGCCTGCTTCAATCCGGTAAGGATCTGGAGAAGGCGATCGCCAAGGCGCTGATGATCGAGGAAATCCCCAAGCTGCTCAAGGCCCGCCTCGACCCGGTCGGCGCCGCGCTCGATGCGCTGAACGAGAAGTGGGACAAGACCGTCGCGGCTCTGAAGGAGGGCGGCGCGACAGCGGAGCAGACGGCCGAGGCGCAGCAGCTCTACAAGCTCGAGCTCGAGGATACGATCGCCAAGACGGCGGCGGCGTCGGCGTCGCTCAAGGAGTTCCTCGACAGCCTGAAAATGGGCTCCGACAGCCCCTATTCGCTCCGCCAGCAGGAGGAGACGGCCCGCGCCGCGCTCCAGCCCTTCCTGGACAAGATCGCCGCCGGCGAGAGCATCGACCAGGACCAATATCAGCAGACCGCGCAGACTTATCTCGACATCGAGCGGCAGCTCTACGGGTCCACGGACCAATTCTTCGCCGCCATGGACCTGATCATGGCCGCGACGAACAAGGCGATCGAGCGCATCGACAGCGCGGTGCCGATCAGGACGGCCGTCGACCCGTTCGTCGAGGCGACCGCGGCCAACACCGGCACAATGACCGAGCAGCTGGAGGGCCTCCAAAGCACGCTGAGCCAGATCCTCGGCGCCGTCTCGGGTGGCGCCGTCCCCACTGCGGCCAACGATTTCATTGGCGGCGGGGCCGGCTTCATCAACATGTCGGCGGCCTGACATGCCCGCGACCACTGCGGACATCACCGCCGCGTCGCGCCGGGCACGGATCGAAAGCTGGTCCGACGCGGCCGTGCAGACGCGTTATCCGAACGCCCGCGACGGCCAGGCCGAGCCGGCGGAGGGCTTCTTCGATCTCGCGGCCGACGGCGCGACGGCAATTGCCGCGCGGGCCGCGCTGCTCGGCACCGAGCGCCGTCGCTTCACCGCGGTCGCGCATGACCTCGTCTGGCACGACCTCGAGGCCGGGTTTCCGCTCGTGAAGCTCGTGGATCCCGAGCAGGCGGTGAACGGCAACACGCTGCCCGCCCGGATCGCGCTTTCGCTCGAGGCGGAAACCACGTCCTACGAGGTGATCGGATGAGCAATGCCTGGGCGCTGAAGCCGCTCAACGGCACGATGAGCGCCAGCTCGACCGCGGCCGGCTTCGATCCATCCTACGTCCTGAACGACCATGCCGGCGTCGTATGGCAGAGCGCGGCCGGCGCCTCTACGCGGACGCTGACGATCGACCTCGGCGCCGGCTATGCGGCCCTCGCCATCCCTGACGCCGCTCTCTTCTTCGGCTGCACCGGCGCGACCACGGCGTGGACCTTGACCGTCGAGGCCGCGAACAGCGCCGACTTCGCGACCGCTTATTGGACCGACGGCGCCGCCGTGCAGTTCCTCGCTGGAGCGACGATGCCTTCGCACGGGCGCGGCGCGGGTCTCTGGATCGCCGCGACGACGCCGCCGGCGCGGCGCTACTGGCGCTTCACCTTCGGCAGCCTGTCCAGCGCGGCTGTCACAGTCGGGCGCCTCATGCTGGGCACCAGGCTGACGCTCGAGCGCAATTTCGGCTTCGGCGGCGTCTTCGGCGTGCGCGATCTCGGCAAGCTCGATTTCTCGGCCTTCGCCAATCTCCTGCGCCGCCGCGGCGCCAAGCTGCGCACGATGTCGATCACTTTCTCCAATGCCAAGAAGGATGAGGTGGTCGCCAAGATCCAGCCGCTGGTCGAGTTGCTTGCCGGCCAGGAAGCGTTCGCGATCGTCACCGACCCCGCGGCCGCGACCGACCGCCAGCTCCGCTGCTGGGGCGGCTGGATGGTGGGCGAGATGGGCACGATCCAGCGCGCCAGCCATGCCTGGGTCTGGAAGGTAAATTTCGTCGACCTCGTCCCGATCCCCAAGGCGGCATGAAGCGTGCCCGCCTATCTGGTCCAGATCGACGGCTACGACCCCGTAGCCCCCGCGGCGGTGACGTTGCGGGCATCGAGCGTGAACGACGATCGCGTCTGCCATCTCGACGGCGCGAACGGGATATGGTGGCCGGCGGTCGCCCAGCTTCCCGAGCTGCGCTACGATCTCATCGACGGCGGCTTTTCCGGACGGATCACCACTCCGGACAGCCAATTGGCCCTCTCGGTCGAGCCCTGGCCGAACCTGCCTCGCTACAACCTCGCCGACGCGCGGATCCGCATCTGGGAGGGTAATGCCGGGGACGCGTGGGGCGCCTTCGTCCCGCGATTCGACGGGCGGACGCGCGCGCAACCGAACGTGGCCGAGGGCCGCGCTTCGATCAGCATCGGCGTCGACGACAAGTGGCTCGATAAGCCCCTGCTCTCGCTTTACCTCGGCACCGGCGGCGTCGAAGGTGACGCCGCGCTGAAGGGGCAGTCCAAGCCGCTGGCGCTCGGCGCGCCGCGCTTCGTGCCCGGGCTGCTCGTCGACACGAACAACCTGATTTTCCAGATGTCGGCCTATGGCCTGATCGAGGACGTCGAGGTCGCCTTCGAGCGGATCCTGCGCTTTCAGGCATCGGCGGGCGACCATGCCAGCCACGCGGCGTTGGCCGCCGCATCAATCCCGGCGGGCGCCTGGGCGACCTGCAAAGCCGAAGGCAAGGTCCGCCACGGCGCGCCGCCGGTTCAGGGCGGCCGCTTCACCTATCATGTAAAGGGCGACAAGGCCGGGCCGGACGGCTGGGTCCGCCTGCCCGGGGCGATGATCAAGCGGATCGCGCTCATCGGTGGCGGCGCGGGGCGTTTCAGCGAAGCTTCGGTCGATGCGCTCGACATCGCGCGCCCTTGGAACGTCAGCTTCTTTAGCAACGCACAGATCACGATCCGGGAGGCGATCCAGCGCATCGCGGCCAGCGTCAATGCGGTCGCGGGCGTGTCCTGGCTGAGCCAGCTGTTCGTCGCGCCGATACCGTCGCTGGCCGGCTCTGCGGCGGTGACGCTGGATGCGACCGGAGCTTCGCTGCCCCCTACGGATTCGGTCGACCAGATCCCGATCGACCCGCCCTTCTGGCGGATGGCGATCGAGACCGAGAAGACCTGGGACGTGCACGAATATAACGATATCGCCTTCACGGCCGTGCTGGCCGATCGCGGGGCCTATGTCGCTACCGACACCTATCGCGAGGGCAACATAGTCCAGGACCAGGGCGTCAACTGGTTCTACATCAATGCGGCCCCTGGGGCGGGCAACGCGCCGCCGTCGTTGCCGGCGACCTCGAACGCCTATTGGAAAGGGACCCCCGCCGGGCCGACTGTCACGCTTGCCGCTGATGCCGAGGCGTTCACATTCACGGACGGCGCGGCCGATCCCGGCGGCCAGACGATCAACTTCGCCGCGGCCCGGCAGAACAGCGCCGAGACGATCAACTTCACCACCTCCCCTGCCGTGACCTTGACCGGAACCGGGCTGACCCGTGCGCTGACCGCCGCCAACTTCGGCGCGAACCGGCAGGTCGTGGTGACCGCCACGGGGGCAACAAGCGGCGCAAAGAGCACCAAGACCATCTTCCGCCTCGAGCGGTGGACCAGCCTGGGAGGGCTCGACCCCACCGCGGCGGCGGCGCTCGCGGCGACCGCCGACGATAATATCCTCGACAGGGGAGAGAAGGCCGACACGCTGTTGCCAAAAGTGGCCGAGCTGGGATCGCGATATACTAATCTGGTCGCTCGCGCCGCGGTTCTGAGCCTCAGCACGACCGGCGCTTCCGCGGCGCAGACGAGCGCCCTGACCTATCTCGCCGGCCTGACGCCGCCCTATGACGACGTCAACCAGGACACGACACTCTCGGCGCCCCTGACGGTGCCCGCGCTGCCTGCCTGGTCGGGGTCGAATTCTACCAACGTGGCCAACGGCATCTACAGGACCTTCTCGGATACTTCCGCCGCCGCCTTCGGCAACGTTGGAACCATCGCGATCGCGCAGACCGTCGGCCAGAGCTACACCTTCTTGCTGGTGGTCAAGAAAGATGCGGTCCCCGGCTCCACGAGGACTGCCCTGGTGCGCATCAGCACGACCAGCACGGGCAACAAGGACATCGTGATCGACACCTCGACCGGGGTGGTGGTCAGTTCGGGCGGCGGCACCTCCAGGGGCTGCCTGAGTCTGAACGACACGGAGTGGCTCGTCTACCTTAGCTGGACCGGCAACGGCAGCGACGTCCTGGCCGACATCAACATCTACCCCGCCGTGGGGACGGCCGGCGGTGGCCTGATCGTGACGCCGACCGGCAGCATCGACGTGCGCGACCCGACCTTCGTCGTCGGCGCCCTAGACAAGGGAGGCCGCGACGTCTTCAGATATCGCATCAAGGATTATTCGGCGGCTCTCGACGCGCTTGGCAAGGCGATAAGCGAGGTGGACGGCACAACCTCGCTCCAGATCGACGGCAAGACCACCATCGACGTCCCCGCCACCTACCTGGGAGACGCCACGGCGTCCCTCCCGGTCCCGAACACCTACACCGCCCGCGTCGGTACGGGGGCCGTGGCGGCCGCTTGGGCGCGCACAGTCATCAGCGGCACGGTTACATCCACAATCGGCGCAGCCGATGGCATCCTGTCGATCACGGCGCTCGGCACCACGTCGGCGGTAGTGAGGATCGACTGCACCTATAACGGGGTAGCGCAGTCCAAGACCGTCCAGATCAACCGCAAGGACGCGGACGCGCCGACAGGCGGCGGCGGCGGCGGCAACGTCAGCTCGGTCTCCGTCTACGGCACGATCAACAGCGGCACGTACACGACCATCGCGACTTTGACCCACACCGCCGGCTCGACGACCGTCGCGCTCTCCGCTCCGGACCTGGTGATCGCGCCCGCCACAGTCGGCGGCAACGGCGGCTGGGACATCCAGTTCAAGTGGGTCCGGGAAGCGGGCGCGATCGACGTCGATGTCGGCTCGGCCTCGGCGTCGAACCCCGATCCCGACGTGAGCGGGGGCGTGATGACCGAGGGCTATGCGGTCTGCAATGTGTCCGACACCGGGCGGACGGCGACCACCGTCTACACCTACTACCTGATGGCCAGGATCAACTCGGGTGCCGCCCGGACCATGACTATCACCGGGTCGGGATACGCGACGTCATGAGCCTGTACTACCTCAAGAAGGAGGGCGAGCGCCCGAAGCTGGCGTGCCCGCCTGAACCGCTTGAGGGGGATGGACGCTCTGAGGCCGAGCGCGTTCTCGATGCATATCCGGACTATGTTGTAGTTTGGAGGCTGGAGCGAGCGCCGGCGGAGTTCGAATTTATCGATCCTGCGACTGGCATAATCGAACTGGACACCGCGGCGATCGACGCGGACCTTCACGCGAGGATCGACAACGAGGCCGGCGCGTTTCGGGGCCGCTTCCTAACCACCATCACCGGGCAACAATCGGCCTATCGCCGCAAGGAGGCCGAGGCGCGGGCGATGGTTGCCGGCGGCGATGGGCCTTGGCCGATGATCGAAGCCGAAGCGGCCGCCACCGGAGTTGAGGCGGCAGAGTTGGCCACGGCGATTATCGCCGGAGCCGATACTTGGGCCGATCTAGAACCGAAAATCGAGGCAGCGCGGCTCGGCGCGAAGAAGGCTGTCAGCGGGGCCCCGACCGCATCCGAGAAGATGGCTGCGGCAGCGGTTGACTGGGGTGAGCTCGCGGAGCCCGGTAAGCCGATATTGCCGCTGGGCGGCAAGAAGGAGGGGGCATGAACGGCTGGCAGCTCGTGGCGACGCTGGCGGGCACGCTTTTCGGTGGCGGCCTAATCGGGATCATCTTCAATCACTGGCGCGAGCATCCCCGCGCCGTGGCCGACGCGCGGAAAACCCATGCGGAAGCGGAGCGGATCGAGGTGGAGGTTGAGGGTATCAAGATCAACACTCTGGAAGGGCAGATCGCCAGGCTCGATCAGCGTGTGAAGCTGCTGGAGCGCCAAGTTCAGGACTGCCACCAAGATCGAGATCTCGCCCTCGCGGCAGCACGCTACCTGTGGGACCGGCTGCAGATCGCGGCGCCCTCCGACGAGGCGGTGGCCCGGCTCCGCGACTATCTCATCAAGCCGCCAGCGCTGACTTTGCCGCGCAGCATGGAAGAAGAACTCGGCAAAGTGAACTAGCCGGCAAGCCGTCGGCGTCACGCAAAGGAGAAAGCAAAATGGGAATGCTCCCCGCGAGCAGGCCGAAGATGACGCGCGCCCAGATCGAGGCGCTCGCCGCTCAGCATGGCCTCAACCCCGCAACCGACAGGCTCTATGTCGTCGGCGTGCGCGGCTATTATCGCGACACAATGGGCGTCGCCGGCGCCAACGACCGGGGCGTCTATGACGATGCCCTGTTCCTCGTCACCCCCGATTGGTTCGGTGCCTTCAACGGCAATACCGACCCGTCGCGCTTCCGCGCAGGAGTCGGCACGGGAGCGGCCAAGGGCATCGCGATGCTCGTGCCCGGCCTCTACCGCGTCCACCGCTTCGACATTCATAACGGCAAATATATGGCCCTGTGCGAGCGCGCTGGGCCAGTGCGCGTCTTGCGCGACGGCAGCCCGCGCCCCTATGAGGATGTCGGCAGCTTCGGGATCAACATCCACCGCGGCGGCGACGGAACCACGTCGAGCCTTGGCTGCCAGACCATTCCGCCCAGCGAATGGGCCGAGTTCTACGGGAAAGCGGAGGCAGCGGCTAAGGCCCTGTTCGGCAACGCCTGGCGCTCGACAGTCGTGCCCTATCTCCTTGTCGATAAGGCGACGGCAGACGCAGCCACGGCTGGCGGCGGAACGCCACCGCCAGCGGTCGCTCGGCCCACGCCTCCGCCCGCGCCTGCGCCTGCGGCGCAGTCCGCACCCGAATGGGGCATGGACGCCGTTCTAGGGGCCGTGGGTGGCCTCTTTGCCGGGATCGGCGGACCAGTGGCAGTTGCGGTGGCGGCCGCGCAGGATGCCGCCGCCTCGCCGCCAGCGGTAAACGGGATGATGACGCCGAAGGCGTTCATCGCTGGCTTCATCGGCACCCACGAGGGCACGCTCTCGGTCCACCCCGACGACAACGGCAACTGGTTCGACCTGGCCCGCTATCGCCACCGCCCGGTCCTGCCTCAGCGCCGGGGCATGGGTGTCAACGTCGGATCGAAGTTCGGCGTCACTGCCTATGCGCTGGCCGACTATCGCGTCGCCAAGGGCATGCCGCTCGATCAGGCGCTGAACATTACCCATCAGACCATGGCAGGTCTCGATTTCGACACTGCGGTCGATGTCGGGATGGTCCTGTTCTACGGAGGGCCTGGGTTCGATCAGCTCGTCTGGAATCGGGTCACCATGTCGATCATGGACAAGGGCTGGGGCTCCGGCCCGGGCACCGCCGTTCGGATGATGCAGCGGATGATCGGCTCCAACGTCGACGGCAAGATCGGACCGAACACCGCGCGCACCTATGCCGCCTTCATCGCCCAGCACGGCGAGGAGGGCGCGGCCCACCTCTGGGCGGACGTGCGCATTGCTTTCGACCACGACCTGGCGAGCAACGAGGGCGACGACGATCCCGACCGCAAGTTCATCGGCGGCTGGAATAACCGATCGCGCTCTTTCCTGCCCGGAACCCCCTGGTGGCGCGAAGCTGGAGGCGGGTCATGAGCGGCGAGGAGCAATCCGCGCTCGACGCCGCGCCGCCCAAAGATGGGGCGAAACACCGGGGGATCATCGGGTTTGTTGCCCTCGTTGGCGGCCTGGCGATGGTCTGCGGGCTCTTCTTCATTCCAATCCCTGAGGGCAACCGCGAACCGCTGCTGCTGGCGCTGGGCCTCGTGTTGGGCTGGGGCTCAACCGTGGTCGGATACGAGTTCGGCTCGAGCCCCGCCGGCCGGAATGCCGCCGCCGCGGGGACTCGCACGCCCAGCTCCTGACAATCGAAAGGAACGACCATGCCTGATTTCTCAAAACCCGTCTGGCTCGGAATCGCCGCGGCCGTCCTCGCGCTCGTCATCATCATCTTCGGTCCGATGGCGTGCGATGCGATCCGGAGCCGCGATGCTCAAAGCAAGGTGGACGCGGGCCAACAGGGCGCGCTCCGCAACAGCGCGGCCGATGCCGTCAACACCATCAGCAATGTCGCCCAGGCCGAGCGGGACAGCTCCAACCTCGGGCGTCGGAACGAGGAGGAGATACGAAATGCTCAAGGTGCTAATCAGCCTGTCGATCGCGCTGCCAATGCTGCAGGGCTGCGCGCTCTTTGCCGGCGGGAGTCCCACCGTAACGACCCAGCGTGCCGGATGCAGCAGTCTGATCCCCGCTGATTGGGCGAACGGCACCCCGGCGGCGGCGATCGGCTCGGCCATTGCGGCCGGCGTGGCGACGGTCGCCGATTGGCAGGTGCAGGCCGATAGAGAGGCCGCGCGGGGTGACGTCGCCGACGACCGGACCAAGGCGACGATCCACATTGTCTCCACGTGCGAGGCGCGGGACGCCGCGGCCGTGGCACACGCGACGCGCCGGAGGTTCCTCGGCATTTTCTGAGTGTCCAAATTATCCGGCACAGGGCGGGGGCTTCGGCCCCCGCTTTTTTGGGAAATTACATACATGGCTCCCTACTCAGGAAGGATGTAACAGATGAGCGGCAAGCCTCGTGCAGACAGCCCATGCGGCACCCCCGGCACGGTCTACGAGACTGAGATCGACGACTCGGAAATTGTCATGCGGATGAAGTTGCCGCTGCCTGTCCTCGCTGCGCTTACCGAGGCCGAGAGAAGTAAGCTGGTCGGCGACCTTCATGGTGGAATTATCCCTGCGATGGAGTGGGTTTTCAGCCGCACATGGGCAGAGTTTTTCGCGGGTAAGCTGCTGCCGCTTGCAAGCGACGAGCGGCTCCCCGAACGGCACAGCGACTTGTTCAGGCGCAAAGTGACCGCGGGTGACGCCTTTAGTGGCAGGGCCTCCGTCTACTCCTCGCAAGGAAGCCCCGAGAGAGGGGGCGGAGCACGGTGACTAGAGCGATCAGGAGCCATGTATATAATCCGCCTTTTTGTGCCTGCTGCAATTGGCGGCCCGCCCGCGTTTTACACGCGATCGGTAAGCTATTGATCTAGAACGGGCCGGAAGTGGGCGGTTTTACCAAGCGACCGGCGGATTTCCGCCAAAGGTGCCAGCTTGGAAGGCTAGTGCTCTACCATTGAGCTATACCCGCCTGGGCCGCCGCTCCCTGCCAGAGCGGGCGTCGCGGCGTCAAGCGAAGGCGATCAGCGCCATGGCGGCGAGCGTGACCGCAAGAATCTTGAGCTCGACCGGCAGCGAGCGCGGCGCGCAGAACAGATAGAGGCGCGCCAGCTGGCCGACGCTGAAATCGCGGTTCAGCCGGCACCCCATGCGGTTGTCGTGCGACCAGCGCACGTCCGCGCCGACGCCGCCGACAAAGGGGATGACCAGGCGGACCCGGCTGCCGGCCGCCATGGGCTCGGAGGTCACCGCCATGAAGCCCGACCGCGAGACGTTCTTCAGCGACAGCGCCAGATCGGGCAGGCCTTCCCTTTGCAAATAGACCTTGCCGAATGCCGGCAGCCGGTTCTGGCAACGCACGATATAATGGGCGGCCGAAATCAGCCGGGTCGAAAGTGCGCGCACCGATCGCTCTTCCTTGTGCCGTGGCAAGCCCGCCGGCGGGCGCCGCACCGCGCAACTAGGCGGGATCGTCTAAGATCGGGTTAACCACCGACAGCCGCAACTTTGCCGCAGCTTCGGCCTCCATTTGGGACAGTGGCACCGGTGTCGTCACTGGCGCGGGACTTCCATCGCGCGTCGCGCTATAGGCGGAGCCAGGCCGGACGAGGATGTGCGGGGGCATGGTGGGGCTGGAGCGTTGCCCATGACGACCGCCGCGACGAGCGGCAACGGCGCCGCGCCGCCGTTCGAGCATATCGTCGCCGATTACGGGCCGCTCATTTCGCGTATCGCCTCCTCCTACGAAGCCGATCCCAGCCTGCGCGAGGACCTCACGCAGCAGATCCTCCTGGCGGTCTGGCAGGCCCTGCCGTCCTGGCGTGCCGACGCCTCGCTCAAGACATTCATCGCCCGGGTCGCGCAGAACCGCTCGATCTCCTTCGTCACCAAGCAGGTACGCCTGCCGCCGGTCGCCGAAATTCCCGAAAAGCTCGAGGCCGAGGCGCCCAACCCTGAAGAGTATGCGATCGAATCCAACGAACGCCAGATGCTGATGGAGGCGACGCGCAAGCTGCCTTTGCCGCAGCGTCAAGTCATCATCCTGGTCCTCGAAGGTTTTACTTACCCGGAAATCTCCGAAATGCTTGAGATAGCGCCGAATGCCTTGGCGCTCAGATTGTCCCGTGCCAAAGCGGCACTCAAGTCGATGCTGGAGCGGAATGAATGACGGACTTCGACCTCGACCGTCTAGGCGACGTCTGGCGCGAGCAGCCGGATCCGGCGGAGATGGAGCGGCTGCGGCGGACCGCCGCCGCGGTGAGCCGCCGCGCGCGGCGCGCGCGGGTCGTCGACGTCGGCGCCGCTTTGGCCGTTGCGACGGCGGTGGTCCTGCTCGTTCTTTCCAACCCGAAGATCGGAACGTTCCTGGTGGGCGGCGCCGCGATCCTGTTCCTGCTGAGCAGCAACATCCGCCTGCGCCGGCTGCGAGAGGTGGAATTGAGGAGCCTGACCGGCGGCACCGAGGACATGCTCGACCAGTCGATCGAGCGGGTGGAAAAGACGCTCAAGCACAACCGCTTCAGCCTGATCGCGGCCGGCCCGGCCCTGCTCGTCGGCGGACTCGTTTCGGTGTCGGCCGGAATCCGGCGCGGCGGGTCGATCCTGCCCGTCCTCAACGACTTGCCGTTGCTCCGGATCCTGTTGCTCGGGGCCGCGATCTCCGCCCTTGTCGGCTGGGCCATTGTCTCCGCATTGGCGATGCGGCGCGGCCGGCGCGAGCTTGAGCGGCTGGTAACGATGCGGGAAGCCTATCGTCAGGAACGTGAATCCTCCGCGTCCTGA